ACAGCCAAGCAAAGAACCTCAGTAGTTGGGTGCAACGAGTACACCCAACTACCGGTTTTCTTTAAGTCAGCTTCGGATCTTGTTTCAAAATCTATGCTGATCATACTAACCTAATAGATTTGATTGTTGGTAATTAGCTGGGTTATCCTGCTCATCATCAATAACATCAAACTCATTTTCAGGGGAAACCTTAGCATCTCCACCAAAAGGCTCACCATCTTTAACTTTCTGAACATTGATTAGATAAAGAGTAATCCCTTTACTTCCATCAACATCATAAGCAAAAGGTTTCAAGCTGGCTCTGATATAACACCCACCGTAGATCTCGCTTTCATCTAAGATTGGTTGAGTTTGAGCATCAACTACCCCTGGCTTGCGAGTATTCTTAGTTGTGATAAAGAAACAACCGTGGTACTCATCACCGTAAGGCTCACCAGTTTTTGGCTTAACACCATCACCATCTTTGATAGGGCTATGAAGAACCTTGGGTCTTTTAGCCCCCCATTTTTCTTTAATGGTTTCTTCTATAGCTGCTTTTAATTTACTAAGGTCAATCTTCTTATCAAAAAGAATGTCAGTAGAATACTGCATCTTACCGCTCTTAGCATTTAGTTTAGGTTTTAATAGATATGTGTAAGAAGCTTTTCCTACTGGGGTTACATAGTTTGACATGGTTTTACGTGTTTTAAAGTTAAAAAATTATTCTGAAATCACCGTGAAATCAGACTTAATAGTTGGTAATACTTCCGGCCTCTTATCGCTAAGAGGTACCATGGTATTACCGGTATCAGGTGTCTCACAAAGTGAGGCCACCAAATCTTTACCCACAAGCTTCTCTAGTTGAGCTGGGGATTTTAATTTTGGCTCGGTATATATTAGAGCAGTGTTATCAAGGTTTGATTCCTCTTCCACCATATACCGAACAGTGCTTTCGTCAACTTTCCATTTACGGTTAGCTCTCTTCTTCACAAGCTTATACCCTTCAATGGTTCTTCCGCTCTCTAATTCATTGAAGGCAAAAGCTTCTACTGACTTAACCCAAGAGGCTAACATTGGTGCTGATTCTAAAACCCTTTTGAGGTCTGCCTTTTTTAGAGTGTCTGGCTCTGGTAATATTATAGCTCCATCACTAAACTCTGCCTTGGCAACTTCCAAAGCTCTTTGCTCTAGCTTCGGACAGACCGCAGCCGCATCACAAAAAGTACACCAATCGCCCTCTTTAAATTTAGGGTTCTTAGCTTGAGTAGCTTTAATTCCTTTCTTTAAAATCTTAGCATACTTTTCTAAGTAGCCTACTGTTGTGATCCAAGACTTAACAGCTTCACCTTCAGAGTTTGGTTGCACTATGGTTAGTTTAATCTGACTCTCTGGGTGAAGATCATGTATGTGTGCTGCGCCTAACCCGTAGTAAGCTAGTTGCTTATTCTCCTCCGGGGATACAGACTTATAACCATTTTTGTAATCAATTACCTCCAACATCCCCAATACATTAGAATATATACTAGCATCATTAGTACCAAACATATCTTCATGTACAAAATCTAAACTAAATTTAGTTTCAATAAACATCTCTCCTAGTTTAGATTGCTGGCGTACATAATTCACATATACCTCTACCCCATCAATCATGGCTTGATCGACTGGGTATTTGGTACCATCATCTAAAGTAATATCTTTACCTAGATAAGTTTGAGGTTCCCCCTTATCCAGGAGAGCCAACTCNCCTAANTTNTGNGCNGCTGTTCCTTTNGTAGCTGCACTACTGCTTGGTTGTGGTGGTACTGTCTCGGATAGCTGAATGCTACCCGGACAATTTAACCAACGCTCCGCAGAAGATGCTCCATATTTTGAATGTAATTCTGGCATAGCTATTATTTAATTTGATTTAATTTGATTTAATAATTCCTCATACTTCTCTTGAGGTACAGCAGGGAAAGTTTTATAGCCACCTATAGAATCAAGTATGGTTGCTAGTACTGACTCCCCATATGATTGGATAAAAGCTACTAACTCTTTCATAACTTCTTCTTTGGTCGGTAGAATTTTTTCAGCTACAGGTACGGTTTCTAGCTTCTCTACTTCTACGTCTGGTTCTACTTTAACCTCAACAGGTTTATCTATTTTTATTACTTTTTTAACTGGTTTTACTTTCTCTACTACAGTCTCTTTTACTTCCGGAGTTGGTTGTGGCCTAAGGTCCATACTCATTTGACCAGAGATCTTATCCTCTTCCAAAGCTACTAACCTAGCTATGCCATTAGCAATGTTGCCTAGTAGTTCTGTATTAAGTGTTTCAATTGCAACTGCACAATTGTTTTTCATCCGTATTAGTTCTTCAACTTTTTTAATATCCATAGTTTATTTTTATTTTAAGATTAAATTATTAATTAATAGTTGGGCTTGTGTATCCCGGTAGATCCAACGTGGGCTTTTTCTTAGCTGTTTTAAAACCTAGAAGCCAACGCTGAACACAGAGATCCATCTCTTTTGGATGCTTTAATATGTCGTAAGCATATTGAAGAGTCCAATTTTCTTCACCTCTACCACCTTTAGAAGTGTCATTTATTTGTACCTTAATTATATCCATTACCGCGGTTTTGTTTTCACCTACCTGTGCCAAAGTCTTAGTCTTTATAAACTTTATGTGCATGTGGTTTTGAAAGTGCTTCTTAAACTCTTTCATTAATTTTGGTATGTCTTTATGTTCGATGTCCATTAGTGTTACGCTCATAGTTATTGCATTATTTGGTTAATTAAATCGTTCGTCATACTTAGCCAATATCTTATCAGCCCAGTTAATTGCTGTGCTAATATCTTTGCAGTTTGTGGCACCGGCTACGTGAGCGGCAGCTAATGACCACACTTTAGCCCTATCCATCTTATTAGATTCTTTGATTTCAAGTTTAGATAATCTTGGAACTATGCTTTTAATCTCCTGTTCAATATCCTTGAGCTGTTCATTAACTTTAAATCTTTTTGTTTTATCTACCATTTTATTGCATTATTTGATTAATTGTTTTCTCCTTATCGAAGATAGATTTAAGCATGGTTTCATCTAAACTTTTCTCTACGACTAGGAACTTGGCAGTTACATTGTGCTTCTGTCCAATACGGTGACAGCGATCTATCGCTTGGTTAATCTCTCCCGGTACCCAACTGGATTCTACAAATACTACATCACTAGCTGCGGTTAGTGTTAGGCCAGTACCTGCGGCTTGTATTTGTCCTATAAAAACCCTGACTCCCTTCTTGTTCTGGAAGTCATCTACTGCTTTTTGTTTATTAGCCAGAGTATGTTTACCTGTTAGAATTACCGGGTTAAATGCTGCTAACTTATATTTAAGGAAATTCATTACATCATGGTGGTAAGCAAAGATAACTATTTTATCTACACTTTCCAGCATATCTTTAATGTAGTTAGCGCTCTCATCTAATTTTAGCATGGCTAGTTCTCTTCTGATAGTGGCTAGTTCTCCCATATTACCTTGAGCAGGAGCTTTCTTTAGATTTTCTGCGGACATGAATTCTGTCTTAGCTATAATAAGCTCTGCTTTTTTATCCATTTCAAAAGGTATAAGCTGTATTGTTTTTTCTGGTAATTGTTTCATCACGTCTTTCTTTAAACGTCTTACCATACACGTAGCTCGTAACCTCACTCCTAACTCTTCTATATTGGCAGATCCACTAGTATCTAATCCCCATCTGCTATTGTAAGCCGCACAGAAGCGGTACGCATAGTTACGATAGTTCTCAAAGGGTTTTAAAGTATCTAATGAAAGTATTTTTAGCAAAGAATATAGCTCAATTGGGCGGTTAAGCATTGGTGTTCCTGTCAAAAAAATTTTCTTATCTACGTCACGGGCCAGTTTAGCTACGTTCTTAGTACGAACTGTCTTAGCATTCTTTAGGTAATGTGCCTCATCACATACCAACACATCTGGTTTAAATGCTTTTAGCTGATCCATAATTAATTTAGATTTAAGTAAGTCATAATTAACTATGATAGTATCGTGGCCCTCACCAGTTAGTATAGAATCCTCTATCATGAAGTTATCTTTACCCCCTGATATAACTCTAGTAGAGAAAAGTCCAGTTCCCCATTTGTGAAATTCACGCTCCCAGTTTAGTTTTAATGAGGCAGGGCAGATGATTAATCTTTTCTTATGGTTTGCAATGTTAAGGTATTCGATCACTTGTAGGGTCTTTCCTAGTCCCTGTTCGTCAGCTAGTAAGACATTCTTACGATCCAAAAGTTCTTCTACTCCTGCTTTTTGGTAATCAAATAGTTTATCAGAAATCCTTAAGTTTTTCCCTGAGAAATACTGGCTATAACTACTATCTACATTAGCAGAAATTAATCTTAATTCATCTGGGATATTTAAACCTGTTAGTTTTAGTTTTTCTACCGCAGTTACCGCAATGTAGAAATTGTTTGTGAACCACCGTTTGGTTGTAGATTCCCACTTAAACCCTGCTGCTTTGATAGCTTGGCGATCTCCGTAGCCGCAGGTGATATAATATTTGTTGTCTTCAAAAGTAATTTTCATAGTCATGTGTTTACGTGTTTTAAATTTCAGAAGATTAACATCCAAAAACGAATTAAAAATGTTAATCTTCCTTAGAACCCCGTTTATAATGTTTTATGTTCTCTTATGTATTAAAAACAATTTTTAACAAGGTTCGTAATAGATTGTACTTGTAAGAACTAGTAAGTCAAGTAATTATTTAAAATAGTTTCCGCATTTAGGGCAGATAATTGAGCCGTCTTCAGTAACCATACTTGCTACAGGGTAGGATTTAAATTTCAACTCTTTTTTTTGATACTCTATCATCTCTCTGCAACCCTCAAGTTGGTCCTTTAGTCTATTAAGATCCTCTAGGAGGATTAATACTTTTATTCCCTCATTCATATAAAATACTTATTTTAATTATCACACTTATTTATCCAGGTTCCTGTCAAAAAAATTTCCTTATCTATATGATCTCCTAGAAAATTATCTAGATGATCATCTAGAAGATAGCTATAGTGGTCTTTGTAGTTATCATCTTTTAGCCAACCATTCTTTTTAGCTATCCATTCGACCACTTCTATTTCTACTGGTTCCCCAATTGCGTAAGGAGGTAATATTATCTGGCTTCTTGGTAGCCAAACATCCGTACCCCTGCACGTTACCTTTATAGCCTTGTCTGTTTTAAATCTTACTATTACTTCTATTTTCATTTCTTAAATCCTGATTGAGTTTTTCCATTAATTCTTATAGTAGTACGCTTCCATCCAAGGTGGCGGAGAATACTGCCTATTCGTTTCTGCTCTCGGAATCCGCAATTAACGATGTCTTTACCAAAAGCCTCTTCCCATATTTCATGTATGGTTATTTTATCTTTACCATTTTCATCTAGCCATTTATCTACTGTTGGTTCCCAATCATCTTGGTTAAACCTCTCTTCTTGTTTACTTATTGAAATCTTACTAGCCTCTTCATCATCTAGAAATAACTTTTCCCCTGCTTTAAATCTTGCTATAGCTTCTGCATAGAATAGGGGTAATGTTTCTTTAATCTGCTTGTAATCAATTTTTATAATCTCCACAGGCCACATTCTCCGGTTGCCAGTTTCATCTTGTAAGAATCTATCCTTATTTGTGGTCGCCATTATGATACATTGGCGAGGTAAATCTCTTGGTAATTTATCGTAAGGTAATCTATCTCTGTCGGTTCTCCTTGATAAGAAAGCTTTAACCTCATTTACATCTGCATTATTGAACATTGTCAGCTCTGCATTCTCTACTATCAACTTAGATCTCATCCGTAATATTACATCTTTGTTGTTCACATCCCCTAAATTATCTGTGTACCATTGCGGTTTTATAGCTATAGTTTCTAGCAGGGTAGATTTTCCTATCCCTTGCGCACCTATTAGGATTGGTAGATAATCAAACTTGATACCTGGCACAAAAATCCTAGCCACAATTGCAGTAAAAATCTTAATTCCTATTTGCTGGGTATAAGCATCATCCGTAGTGCCACAAAAATCTGGGAAGAACCTAGCTAATCTCTCTATACCGTCCCACGCTGGCAACTCATTGAAGTATTCTTTAACTGGGTGATATTCATTATCAAGAGAAACTGATCTTGAGGCTTCTAAAATAACTTGGGTACTTGGATCAAATCCGGTTTTGTTTAGCTCGGCTTTCATCCTTATTATATCATCATCATCTATCACCTTGTCTGTAGGGTCCGTCTTAGCCGGTTTTTTATGCCATAATGCCGGCTCTCTCCAAATAGTATCCATAGAAAATAGGTTTACTGCTAGTTTTCCTTTGAATTGGGGTAAGTTTTTAAGATAAATACAAGTGTTTTGAGTACCAAAGTTTGCTCTAGATACTGGACCAGTTCCATCTTTACCACCTCTTATTAACTGATCCGTCCATGGTGTAAGATCTTCTGCTTGCTCTATTACCTCTGCATCCTGCAATTTCTTTTCAACTGGTTGCTCTTGGAAGTCCACAGCTATTGATCTTGTTGGGGCTGTATTTTTCGAATACTTAAAAGCGTGTTTAATAGTAGATTGTAATACTGATGGGGATAAGATTGGTTGGTTGTGAGTTTGGTTATATGGTAGCAATAAATCATGAACCGTAGTATATGAAAGCCCTTGGTCTTTACCTATACACGCTAATCTGTAAGTGTTGTCAGATCTGTTACCTTCTAAATTAACATCTTGAAAGCTTAGTATTTCTTGAAAGGCTCTAACATCAGCGGTTGCATCTTTAGGTAGTGCCAAAGTTTGTGCTACATCTGGTGCTAATTTTATACCATTTTCCCTGGATAAAATATCGTGCATCATCTCATCTGGCAAGTAAGTAAGCTCTTTAAAACCCCTTGTCATTATTGATAAGCTGTAACTATTACCATTTGGTAGTACAGAGGCCGGTATTACAACTTGTCTTTTGATAGATTTAAACTCTACACTTGGGAAATCTCTTAGGATATTCGATACAGGTAAATCTAAATACTTATCTTTTTTCTTATAATATAAATGTTTCCCTCCGCTGGCTGTATTAACTACAATAGAAGCATTAACTATTAAGTCGAATTTGTATTTCTCGGATAGTAAGTTTAAATTTTTGTCGCCAAGTTTTTCGCCGTCTTCACTGTGATTATCAACATCTACTATTATCATATTATCTGGTATGACAAAGCCAGCAGATAAGCATTTATCATATTCGCCATTGTCTAACTTAGCTTTTGATTGCTGTAATGTTGTTTTCTGCCAATTTTTACCAAAGGGTATTTTACCAGTTAATGGCGTGATTACTAATCCGGCTTTGTGATAGCTTTCTATTACTTGGGTTAATGGAGTGTTTCGTTTTTGAATTGTCATGTTTATTCATCGGTAGAAGTTGAGGAAATCATTGAGCGTTGGACAGCCATTGCGGCATTTCGCTCTAGTTGTGCCTCAACTTTATCCAAATCGAACCTCCACGCTGCTCCTATTTTCTTTGCTGGTATAGTTCCAAGTCTTGCTAAATCTCTCACATATTGAGGGTTAAGCGATAACTCTTGGCCTAGTTCTTTTGATGTTAAATTTTGTATTTTCTTTTCTGGCATTTTAATAAAATGTTTAATATATAACTGTTCTTACAAGTAAATTATGCTGTTTATAATATATAAGTCAACTTTTATTTACTTGTAATTTTCGCTATTGTCTAATTTTAGGCTCTAGTTATAATAACCTAGATCTTGCAACTTCTTAAATAGCTTAGGGGCTTGCTTCATGGCAGATTTTCTTATATTCATTCTGTCTTGCTCATCTTTTTCTCCGGATTCTACTTCTAAGAAGTCATTAAATATTGGCCCTAACTCTTGGGGTAGTAATGTTTTATTATTTTTTACTATCTCCAAGGTTAAGTAATACATTAACAATACAAATTTGTGGCCATCAATCCCTTTTGTTAATAAATCTCTAATTCCGGAGTCTTCATTTAATTTAGCTATTCTATTATTTATTTTGAGTAGCTTTTTTGGGTCTGATTCGTCCAGTATATTATTGATTTGTTTTTCTAGCTCTTCTTTTTTATGGTCGAAGCCAGTTATGGCTTCATATTTTACTAGAAGGTAAAGATGTATAGATATAAAAGCCCTTTCGATTCTCTTTTTTTCTGATCTAGTTGCCATGATTATTTATATTCTTTTTTTTTTGGTTTAGTTGGTTCTTGGATAAAATCTAAGTCTAAACCTAAGGACTGTAAATTCTGGACTTTATCTATTTTTAGCTTGGCTCTATGAATATATTGCTTGCTTGCTTTTATAATTAAGCGTTCTTTAGTTTCTTTATTTGTCATAATATTTTATTGCTGGGTTAATGAGGTTATAAGCCTCCTCTTTATTAGTTAATTTACTCTTTAATTGTGTGAGTTGATTTATTAATTGTATAATATCCAACTCAATTATTTCGTCATCAACTTCATTAGTGATACAAAATTCTATATCAGATATTACTCTAATCATAGACCTTGGTTTAGTTTGTTTTAAATTTTTCATAGTTAAGTTATTAGTTTGTTATTATAATAAGCCTTCAATTTGTGCAATCTATGCAATCTATGCAATCTATGCAATTTCTGCAACTTGTGCAATCTGTGCAACTTATGCAATTTGTGCAATTTGTGCAATATGTGCAATTTCTGCAATTTCTGCAATTTGTGCAATTTATACAATATTCACAATTTCTGCAATTTGTGCAATTTATACAATATTCACAATTTCTGCAACTTGTGCAATCTGTGCAATCTGTGCAACTTGTGCAATTTCTGCAACTTGTGCAATTTCTGCAACTTGTGCAACTTGTGCAATTTCTGCAACTTGTGCAACTTGTGCAACTTGTGCAATTTCTACAATTTATACAATTTATACAATTTCTGCAACTTGTGCAATCTGTGCAATTTCTACAATTTCTGCAACTTGTGCAACTTGTGCAATTTCTACAATTTATACAATTTATATTATAATCTTCATCAATAGTTTTTATTTCATTATTTAATAAATAGCTTCTCTGAAAATCAGTAAAATTATCAATATCTAAATTGGGATAGTCTTTTTGAACTTCTTTTAATGTTTTGTATGTAGTCATAATTAATTTATTGGGCTAATATCATTATTAAAAATCCTGCTAAAAGTATAATCTCCATAGTTATTTTATTGGTTTGTTATTCGTGTAATCCTTACAATTTTCGCAGTCTGTGCAATCTCTACAACCTATGCAGTCTGTGCAATCTCTACAACCTATGCAATCTCTACAACCTATGCAATCTATGCAATTTCTGCAACCCATGCAATTTGTGCAATACTTGCAATCTCTACAACCTATGCAATCTATGCAACTTATGCAACTTGTGCAATATCTGCAATTTATGCAATTTGTGCAACTTATGCAATATCTGCAATCTGTGCAATTTGTGCAATCTTCACAATCCATGCAATATGTGCAATCTATGCAATTTCTGCAATTTATATTATATTCTTCATCAATAGTTTTTATTTCATTATTTAATAAATAGTTTTTTTGAAAATAAGTAAACTGATTAACATCTAAATTAGGATAGTCTTTTTGAACTTCTTCTAATGTTTTGTATGTAGTCATAGTTATTTTATTGGGTTAATATTATTATTAAAAATCCGGCTAAAATTATAATTTCCATGTTATTCTCCTAAAATTGAATAAACTGGCTCTGCTTTTTTAGTAGGTATTTTTTTAGATTGAGCTATCTTGTCATTAATTAGCTGTGTAAATATTACTGATTTGCTTAAGCCCTCGCATAAGGTGTCAAATTTGTCCGCTATTTCTGATTGCACGGCTAAATTGATTTGCCTCATCTTTACGCCGTTTTTAGTTGTGTAAGTTGATCCAGTTTTTCTTTTGTTAATCTCTATAGTCATAATTATTTATGTTTAGGGTTATTTATTTACTTAATAGTTGTTGATAAGTACTAGCTTTTCGAAGATCTAAAACTGGTATAAAGCCCTTTGTTTTAAGTCTTGATATTGTAGTATTTGGCAATGTAGCATCTTTCTCTGCGTTTTTTGATATGCTTTCATTATATAACTTATCATTATCTCCCATGCCATTTTTTTCTCTTTGAATATTATTTATTTCTAGGTTTTTTTGTTGTGCTGTTTTCATAATTATTTATATTTAAAGTTATTTAATTTTAATTATTTTCCATTGTTTAAATATTAGAAATTAAAATGTTGATTAGTCATATTTAAGCCTCAAAAAATTTATTAATATCATTTTCAAGATCTTGAAAATCTTCCCTTGCTTTTTCGCTGGCAAGTAATGAAGCTAAAGTTTCACTATTTAAATTTTCAAGTGTCAAACCTATATCATTTGCTAATTTTAAAGAATTTCTTAACGATCGATCATTATCTGCAAGATACTTAATAGCAGTGGTATAATATATTATTTCAATATCAAAAGCGTAATTTTCTTCTAATATTTCTTGGAGTGAATCAAAAGCATTATCTTGATCTAATTCCGTTAAATCGTCTTCGTTTAAATAATCATTAATTGTATAAGTATTTGTTCTGGTGTCTAAAGTTCTTAAAAAATTAATAATTTCTTCATTTGTTTTTTTAATCTCCATTTTATTATTTATTTAAGTTATTTAATTTTAAAACTTCCAACGGCGTTTCCGTTGGTATCGTGTATTGGTCCATATTCAGTACCGGCCAATATTTTTCTTGTTACTTCTTTTAAAAGCCGTGTTAATTCCTCGCTATCCTCAAAAGCTTGATTATCTGTATTTATTTTTATTTTAATTTCCATTTTGTTTTTTATTTAAGTTTATATGTTTAAGCATTCCCTTTTGGCTTGATAATTACCATTGGCGTAAGCCTCGCATTTTTTATCTGCTTCTAATAAGCTTAGAATAATTAATATTACTAAGCTTACTGCCAATAAGTAGGCTATATATATTTTAATATTATCACTCATTATTGAATTTCTTGTAATTGATTAATTTCAGCATCTGTCCAGATCTTTTGAACATTATCCCACTCTTTTGCTACTGCCTTATATATCTTTTTGCTTTTTTTACAATAAATATCATAGCCAAAATTATCACAAAAATCTTGTAAATCCCCAATTTCATTTTTTTGTAAACATGCTAGAATATCATAGCTATCCGGGCTTATTTCACCACTACCGGAATTAACTAACGATTGCCCGAAATTAAAACTAAAAGACTTATTACCTCTTGAGATAGTTATTAAATAAATGTCACGCATATTTTTGTCGTCTTCAAAATGGTAATCATATTTTAAAAATTTTGCCCTAATATTGGTTTTAGTTGCTCTTAAAAAACCTGAGGCTTGTTTTTTGTAATTATTCATAATTTATTTATTTAAGTTGTTTAATTTATTAACCAAGGGTAATTTTCTAAAGAATAACCATTTTTAATATCATTATTATTTAAAGTATTGTTGATTATTCTTTTTTCTCTTTTTATTTGCCTATTTACTAAACTGTTTAGTATATTGCGAATTTGAGTTGTAGGAGTTTTATTTAATAGAGTTTTTACTATTCTACGTTCCAATTTAGTTGTTAATTGCATAATTATATCTATTTAAGTTAATTAATAATGTTACAACCTTGATAATTTATCTATTTATAAGTAATTAAGTAATATACTTCATTACCTGCTTGGTCAACTCTCATAAAAGCCTTATGTCTAGACCAAGAATGCGACCGTAAAGCATAATAATATTCTTTAGTGATTCTCATAATATTTTAATTTATCTATTTAATAGTGATTGCTCAATATGATTATTAAAATCCTTAACGCTTGATTCCATTTCATTTGAATAATCGACGCCGTCTATATCAAAAACTTGCAACCAAGTGCTAAAACCTTTTATTTTTATACCGTCAATATCTAAAGTATACCACGCATCCTTATTAGCTTTTCTTAGCTTATTTATATGCTTTATAATTATTTCTGTTTTCATAATTTATTTATTTAAGTTAATTAATAATGTTACAACATTGATAATTCAATGCTGTATTCCTATGATAAAAGATTAAAATTGAAATGTCAATGTTTTATTTAATCTTTTTTTAAAGGCTGTTTTTTATGAATTATCTTTAATTGTCAATATATAATAATAGAGTATTTTGAATATTACCAATTATTTTAAAAAAAGAGGGGCTTTAATCCACCGCAGGCGGTAATGTAATAGGTTGTAACAGTTTGTAACACCTCTGAAAACTGTCTTTAAGCTACGTTTGGTTGGTTGTAACTAGTGTAACTAGTTACATTCATTAAGATATACTTTTTTTAAATAGTATATATAAGTAGTGTATAAGTATAATAAAGGGGAAGAGTTGCAAAGTAACTAGTTACACCGGTTACATGACCGCCTGCGGTGGATAATGGACAGTCTTAGACGTGTTACAACGTGTTACAACCGGTTACATTACCGCCTGCGGTGGATAAGGTCAAAATTGGTGGTAAACTTCAAAAACTATGGTTATTTGTCAATTACATGAATTCCTGATTTTTGAAAGTATTTTATAGCTCCTTTTCTTTTTCGTTCTTTGGCGTCAATCTTTTTCTTTAGTAATATTAAAGCGTTATCTTTGCGGTTGGGTAGTGGCTCACCCTCAAAACTTATATAAGTAATTATACCGTCTTTGTAGTGTTCTAATAGCTTTTGAATAGCTTGTTTATATGTTCTAGCTTTTATGTATCTAGTTCTAAAAGTGTTATTAATCTTGAATTTAATGAAGTATTTTAGAATCATTATATATTACTAAGTTGACTGATTATTGTTTAAAGTGTTAAAGAGTAGGTAGCTATAAGAGTGGTAAGTAGTTTATTTACTTTGGTTTTATATCTTTTTTAAATCTAGATAAGCTATTCAAGTATGAAAACACAATATTTAAATTAATATAATTGTCAATGTTTATTGTGTCAGCGTGGGACTGTGCAAATTTAACAAACTGTAGGCAGGGGGGCCTCCCGAAATGCAATTCCGACCCCCCTATTCACCTGTACAAGCTCTATAATTTTCGGAGTTTACACGGTTTTGGGAAGAAGTTACACGGTTTTGAGGAGAAGTTACACGGTTAAAATATTTTTTGGAGTCCTATCACGGAAAAAGTCTTGACTTGTCAAAGCTATTAAAAGATACTATGGTTTACTTGTACAAACAGTCATACATATTATGCAAGAAATATACGAAGATCCTCAAATTAAAAAACGGTTTGTTCAGTATGATAAGAATTTAAAGAAACAATTTAAGGTTATGCCGCCATTAGAAGAGATACACGACCCAAGTAAAGCCGGTTCCATTGAAGTAGTACCTTATACTATGGATACCTATGCTTTCTTTGAAGAGTATAAGAAAGATCTGGATGCCGAACGTGTTATTAAGATGTTATCTATTCCCCGAAGTCGCTATAAGCAATGGTTAGATCAACCGAAATTTACTGACGTGCTTAATAGGATACACCAAGCGTATGAAGATGCGGTATTAATGGATGCTAAAACTGTGGCTGGTTGGTCTGTGGAGATACTTAGGGATATTCACGATGCGTTTAAGAACGGTAATGATAAAGCAGCCAGTGCATTAGCCGCTATGGCTGGTAATATGTTACGTGCTTCAGGGAACTTTAAGGAAACAACTCAAGCAACGCCACAAGTGTTGATTCAGATAAACACTAGTGACCCAAATACTTTGTTAAAAACGGCTGAAAGTACGCCAGATAAAGTATCTGATATTAATATTAATTTAAACCCAAATAAAAAAGAAAATGACGATCAAAGTATTGCAAATTTGTCCATCTTGTGCGGAGAATAATTCTGCCACTTGGAAAAATCCTAGAAACACAGCCCCAGTATTTTTAGGAGTATGTGGAGTTTGTAAGAAAGTTACCCCATGTACTCACATTCAATTTTGGTCAGGTATTAAAAGTGACCAAAAAAAGTGGAAACAGCCTAAACGTAATGTTAAAAAAGTAATTACAACTGATATATTAAATGGTGAAGAGTAATGTACCCCAAGGGGTGCCTACCAAAGCATTCAAGCTGAATTATAATACAACACCAACTCTAGCAAAGTTCCACGCTTCTAAGGATTTTGTCCGAGGAGTGAAGGGACCTATTGGGTCAGGTAAGAGTGTAGGCTGTTGTGTGGAGATTTTTATTCGAGCGCAGCAGCAACACCCTTCTATTGACGGAATTCGTAGAACGAGGTGGGCTATTGTGCGTAATACTGGCCCAGAATTGGAGACAACAACTATTAAAACGTGGCTAGATTGGTTTCCAGAAGAGATATTTGGTAAGATGAATCGGAAACCGCCAATAACTCACAAGGTAAAGATACAAGATATTGAGTTGGAGATAATATTTCTTGCACTAGATAGACCAGATGATGTAAAGAAATTACTTTCGCTAGAAGTAACTGGTATATTTTTTAATGAAACTAGGTTTATACATAAGGATCATATTGATGGTGGCACTGGAAGGGTGGGGCGGTACCCAGCTAAGAGGGAGAAACCGGATAATGTGCATCCAGATAACTGGCCGACATGGTATGGTATAATTATGGATACTAACCCACCAGACGATGATCATTGGTGGTATTCAGCTGCTGAGGTCAAGACACCGAAAGGCTGGTCTTTTTATGATCAACCATCTGGAATATCTCCGGAGGCAGAGAATATAGAGAATTTACCGAAAGGGTATTATGAAAGGATTGTCGAGGGTAAAGATCCAGAATGGATTAAGGTTTTTGTAGAAGGAAAGTACGGGTCAATCCAAGAGGGGAAACCAGTGTACGGTTCTTCTTATAGAGATGATCTGCATTGTTCTAAGGCACCACTTAAAGCATTACCGATGGTACCATTAGAGATAGGGTTAGATTTTGGTAATACCCCAGCTGCTATTATTACCCAACCAACTGCAATAGGGCAGAGGATATTTTTGGAAGAATTAGTTTGTGAGGACGTAGCTATTCAAGATTTTGCGGTATTACTTAAACAGAAGTTAGACAGGGATTATCCTGGACGAGAGATAAGGTGTTTTGGTGATCCATCAGGAGCATTTAAAGATCAGCAGCAGAAAACAGCGTTTGATTTAATGCGTGCTAAAGGTATTATTGTAAGGCCAGCGCCATCAAATAACATTAATATGCGTAAGGAAAGTGTTGTCAGCGAGCTTAATAGGATAGTTAATGGTTTACCTGCGATATTAATTGACGGTAGAAAGTGTCCTACTCTTAAAAAAGGTTTTAATGGGGGGTATAAGTACAAACGTATGAATGTTTCTGGTGGTGATAAGTACGAACCTACACCGGATAAGAACAGATTTTCGCACATACATGATGCAGCGCAGTATGTAATGCTATCTACTGGGGGGTATAGAGCCATAACCAGGGGTGCAAATAAGCAATTATCTGCTAAAACTATTATGAATAAAAGTAATTGGAGTGTATGGCAGACATAGTATGGTATATTGTATTTACGGATGAAGATGTTGGTCCCCATTGGTTGCACCGAGTTTTAAAGAAAGGGTTTTTTCACTGTTATTGTTTTAGGAAAATAGGAGATTACATATATTATGCGAACCCAACTACGTCAAATATAGATTCTAGGGTATATGAGAAAGTGGCTATAGAGGATTTAGTTAGTGAAATAAAAAAGTTTCCTAACTCAAACATCTTGGAATTTAAATATCCATTTGACATTAATAACAAGATGTTTAATATTTGGAATTTAGCGCCAACTTGTGTTAATATTGTTAAGATGTTTTTAGGTGTGTCCGTTAGGGCGCAGACACCTTATCAACTTTACAAACAACTACTTGCAAAAGGCGCACAAACACTTTAACTGTTAATTTAAATATACGTTATGGGAAGTAAACCAAAAGCGCCGGATACGTCGGCTCAAAACAGAGCAGCAGAAAAACAAACAGAAGCATTAGAAAGGGAAGAAGCCGAAGCTAAACGAAATAAAGAAACTTTAGCAATGGAGAATACTGAAAAATTAAGAAGTATTCGTAGAAGAGGACAAGGTAGATCTTCTCTTATTACTACTTCTGAAACAGGGGCAGAAAGCAAAGGTTATAGCACTGCAAGAAGTAGTGAAATTGATCGAATTAAAGGTGAAGCTAAAGTTCAAAAAGAAAAAGCTAAAGTTCAAAAAGAAAAAGATGATAAAGCTAAGAACTTAAAACAGCAACAAACAGATGCTTATAATACCTATAAAAACTGGAAATAGCCTAAGGAAAACTTCTCCCATAATCTTAAATAACTTTTAAAAGTATGCCATTAGATAAAGACAAGCTTTATAAGAGATTCCAAAATGCTCAAAAAAGACGTACTAACTGGCGTACTACTTATAAAGAAGCTTTAGAGTATTTTTCACCGCAGAGAGATACTTTTGATACCCCAACATTAGGTGCTAAAAGGACTAATACCGATAGGATATTTGATTCTACAGGTCAAGATGCTTTAGCTAAAGCTGTTTCTACAGTCCATTCAAATATATTCCCACCTCAAAAGAAATGGGGTAAGCTTAAATTAGGACCGCTTCTTGAAAAAGAAGGCAACTCTGGTCAAAAAGAGAAGCTAGAAGAAATCACTAATCTATTTTTTACCGCCTTGCACGCTAGTAATTTTGATACAGCTGTCTCTGAATTTTTAGAAGATTGGCTTATCGGCACTGGAAGTATGCAAATGCGGAAAGGAACTAGAACTAAACCTTTTATATTTGAACCAATACCTTTAGATGAAGTCTATTTAGAGAGAGGTGTTGGGGGTTCTGTAGGTGGTAGGTTTCGTAAGTGGAAATTACCAGCTCACTTAATTAAGGAGACTTGGGCTGACGCTACTTTTTCAACTTCTTTTGCAGCTCAAGTTGAAGCATCACCTTATGATGATGTAAATATTATCGAATACACAGTTAAAGATAAAATTAAAAATAAGGTTATTGTAGAGGACGGAGGTAAGTCTAGAGCTAAAGAACAAATCATAGATGGGTTTCGCTATGTAGTTCAGGATGAAAAAACTAAAGAGATCTTAGTAAATAGGGAAGCAAAAAGTCATCCTTGGATTACAGTAAGATACTCCGTATCCGCTGGGGAAGTACATGGTAGGGGACCTGTTTTATCAGCACTTGCAGACAATAAAACCCTTAATAAAACAAAGGAACTTATTTTAAAAAATGCTTCTCTTGCTTTATCAGGCATATATACAGTCGTAGATAACGGTATCATTAATTTAGAAAATATTGTTATGGAACCTGGGGCTATAATTCCAGTTGAAGCAAACCCAGGTAATCCTAACGGGCCATCAATTTCTAGATTACCTAGTGCATCCGATTTTAACGTAGCTCAAATTATCTTAGAAGATTTAAAGAAAGGTATTAAAAGTATTCTTTTTGTAGATCCTTTGGGGGAATTAGATGCTCCGGTTAAATCTGCTACTGAAATTGCTATGAGAGCACAAAGCGTTGCTAAGATGCTTGGGTCGGCTTATGGCCGTATGCAAGGAGAAGGTGCAGAACAAATTATGTTAAGGGGGTTGTACATTCTTGAGGAGTTAGGTATGGTAGATTTATCTGGTTTTACTATAGATGGTTCCAATATTGCTATCCAACACGTTTCTCCTTTAGCTGTTGCTCAAGATCAAGACGAATTAACAGCTATGACAAGGTATGCTGAAACAGTATCAAACTTCTTTGGTCCACAAGGTTTAATGATGATGACTAATCCAGTGGCTTTTGGTCAAGAGTTAGCAAAATTACTAGGGGTAACAGAAAAAATCTTACCGACTGAAGAACAGCTAGAAGCTATTAAGCAACTAGCTGACCAACAATTATCTGGCGGCGCACCTGGCGAAGCTCAACCCCAACAACCTCAACAATAGGATACTGTGAAAAAAAATAGGTGTAAAAAGTTTCATACATACGTTAGGCACGCACCTAAACCTAGAGAATGTATTTGGTGCGGTTTTAAAGAAGTTATAAAATTACCTATTCGCAGAAGAAAAACGCCAAGAAAATCAATTAAAACAAAATAATATGACAGAAGGGTGGAAAGGTCTTGACGAAATTGAGACAAACCAAATTCAACCAACTAAGCTTAGTGATGACGAAATTGTTATTGCAAAAACTTTTAAAGGGGGAGCTGGTGTAAAAGCTCTTGAAGCTTTACGCCGAATGACTATAGACAAACCGAGTTTTCAATCAATGTATGCAGATGGTGTTAATACCGCTATTGGCATGGCTTTGAGAGAAGGCGAGAATAATCTATATCGTAAAATTTTATTAATTATTAAAAAAGTAGATACCTATGGATCCAGAAAATAATAACGAAGGCCAACCAGCTGATACATCTGTTGATGTTTCAACTGCCCCAGAAGATAATTCATCTGAGGGAGAAACTAATAAGACAACACCTGAAACTTTACTAGCAGGTAAATATAAATCTGTTGAAGATTTAGAAAAAGGTTATCGTGAAAGCACCAAATATAGTAGGGAGTTAAATGATAAAGTAAAAACTTTAGAAGGAGCAGTACCTACAGCCCCAGAAGAATATGAGTTTAACTTTAAAGAGATTGAAGGTTTAGAAGATGTTGAGATCAAAGCTGATGATCCGGATATGAAAGCTATGCTTCCAGTTTTTAAAGAACTTAACCTTACTAATGACCAAGCAAATAGATTAGTCCAGGCTCACTTACAAAGCATGGCTTCTTTATCAGAAACACCTGAGCAGATAAAAGAAAGTTTAGGTTCCGAGGGAGATACCATAGTTACTAAATTGCAAGATTTTACTAACGGATTACCTCTAGCTGATCAGCAAATTATGCAAGCTCTTTCTGATACGTCAGCCGGGGTGGATTTTTTGTATAGGCACCTTATTGGTGGGGAATTACCAACTCCGGGATTAAGTGAGGGAGGAAGCACATCTGTAAGTTCAACTGAATTGTTTAAAACTGCTTCAGACTTTAAAACCGCTAGATCTGCTTCTATTGGGTTTAATGCGAGTGAGCAAAAAGAATATTCTAGGTTAATGCGGACTGCTATTATAGCTGAGGAAAACGAAAAAAAAGTCTAAAAAAATAATTGACTCTTTAGATTTCAATATATAGTCTTGAAATCTAAAGCAGAATTCAGACCTACCTTTTATAGAAATATATTAGCCTCTGTTTTTGTGTGGTATTGGCGTAAAACCTTACTTAGCGCAAGATTGAGGCCCCCTACAGGATAACCCTTATCGACTCAAGATAATAGTTTTAATAGTAGTAATAATATAAATTTATATAATCATGACAAATAACATTTTAGACAATCTAGAAGTCAAAGAATTTGAAAAGGAAGTGCATAACGCATACCAGGCCGAAGGAAACTCTCTAGCTCCTTGTACTAGATACAGACGTATTGCAGGTAACAAGACTCAATTTCCAATCTTAGGAATATTAGGTGCATCCGAAAGGACCATTGGTACTCCGGTAGTTGCTACTAACCAAGCAGCAAGTTCTGTTGTAATTGAAACTACTAAATATTCTGTAGCTCAATGGAGTGATATTTTCTTACAAGGCGAAGTTAATTTTGATGCTAAACAAGAAAGTGCAAAAGCTGTTGCATTAGCTGCTGGTCGTAAAGTCGATCAAATAGTTATTGATGCTTTGGAACTTGTTGACGGTTCTTACACTAATACTGTAGGGGTTGCCATTGGGGGTTCTAACACAAACTTGAATGTTGCTAAACTAGCAGAAGCAGCTGGTCAATTGGACATTAATAATGTTCCAGATACTGATCGTATAGGTGTTATTCACACTAACTCTCATAAAGCTTTAACTCAAGAAACTACTGTAGCCTCTTCAGATTACAATAGTAACAGAGTTCTTAAAGACGGTAAAATCGCAGGTTACTACGGTTTTGACTTTAA